TTTTTGTATTTTTTGCCTATAATGTTATTGAGATATTAAAAGTAATAAGTTAGGAGAAGATATGCCTGCACGTAAACATACTCAATGGTTATCCAAACCCACTGTCGAATATGTAGATTCTCGTATCTACAGTGATTGGGGAATCTTTAATGAAGAACAGGAAAAGATTTTCAAGAAATGTTGGATACCACTTTGTCATGAATCAGAACTAGAGAACCATCTAGATTTTAGAACTTCCAGTATTGCTGGTTCTAAGGTGGCTATGATACGCGATAAAGAAAGAGTTGTTGCGTTTGAGCATAACTTTCAGTCCATGCCAGTCAGTGGTAATTTGGAATCTGATGGTGGTTACGATCATTGGAACTGTCCAGAACTACCTTGTGAAGTTAAGTTTGGTGGTATGGTGTGGGTTACTCTTAACCTAGAACCAACTCAGGATGTTGAAGGATGGGCGGCTGGTGCATTTGAATGTATTCGCCCTGCACTAGACACAGAACCATTAGAAGTATTTCACTACCACAAGGCTATTATTAATAGTAACTTTAAACTATGGCATGATACGAACTCTGAGTTCTACCATGACTATATGCACTACTTTAATCGTGTAACAGGGTTTAACGATGAGTACTTTGCTCGTAAGTGTACAGGGTTCGATAATGGTCATGTAAACGTGGGAAGTTTTGAAGTACAGTATACTGCAATGGAAGATGGTAAAGATCGTGGAGAACTAAGTTTTCCAGAACTACCACCAAACCAGTGGTATATGATTGATCTATTTCCTGGCATGAACTTTAATCTACGTGGTAGTGCATTACGTACAGACGTTGTTACACCACTCGGCCCAGATAAGGTTATGATTGAGTTTCGTGGTTTTGGTCTTAAAAAGGATACACCAGAAGAACGTAAGACTCGTATCGAACATCACAATACAATATGGGGCCCGATGGGTCGTAATCTACATGAGGACTTGTTAGGTATTCAAGGTCAAGGATCAAGTATGCAGCCTGGATCAGAACATCGTCACATATTACATGGTAGACATGAAGATCAAACTATACATGATGAAGTTGGTATGAGACACTACTATGAAGAATGGGGTCAATGGATGGATCGTGATCCTGCTAACCCAATGAAAGAAAATGCAATTTGGGAAAACCAAGAAGAACTTGTAACTGCACAGTATGATCTTGGTGTTGCGTAAGGCACTTGACAAAGTAAGGTAAATAAGGTATAATACAGTATGTTTAATCATTTGAATGTGGAGTTGCCCCCAATAAGCGCAACAACAACTGACGGTGTACGTCTTTATGAGACACCAGAAGGAAATAAGTATCCATCTATCACAACCATTCTATCAGTCCGTAATAAGTCTGGACTGATGAAGTGGCGTAAACGTGTAGGTGAAAAAACTGCAAACTACATTGCTGGTAAGGCTGCAGCTCGTGGTACTAAGGTTCACCATATGTGTGAAGATTATCTCAATAATGATAATATAGATCATCATCAGAAAGATTTTCTACCTTGGTGTTTGTTTACTCAATTACAGAAAGTTATGTCAAAAATAGATAACATCCATGCACAAGAAGCGGGACTCTATAGTGATAAATACAAGGTAGCGGGCAGAGTTGACTGTATTGCAGAGTACAATGGTGTACTGTCTATTATAGACTTCAAGACTTCAACTAAAGAACGCAATGATGAATGGAATGAAAACTATTACATCCAATGTTCAGCTTATGCAGAAATGTACGAAGAAAGAACTGGTACAGAGATAGATCAGATTGTTATTCTATGTGTAACCGAAGATGGTACTGTACAAGAGTTTGTAAAAGAGAAGTTTGATTACCTAGATGCATTGGTAGAAACTGCCACCATATGGAGAGAACAAAATGAAACACCTAGCCACAATATTGGCGGTGGTTCTGTTAATGGGTTGTCAGACCAACAGTAATACTCCCAAAGACCTAACATCGTCAAAACCAGTAGTAATAGAAACAGATCAACAACTGGCCGAAAAGTCTCAAAAAAAACCAACAGAAGATAAAAAAGATAAACCAGTGGTGGAGGGATTTATAATACAGAAACCTGTTCTTTGCGGCCCAGTTGATGTTTTCCTAGAAGGTATTGAAAGAACTTCCCAAGAAAAACCTATCGGTTTTTGGATAGATTCCCAGTATGGAAATAAAGTTATGTTGTTGCGTAATGCTGATACAGGATCAGTAAGTGTTCTTGAGTTAATAGAAAACCAACCCACTCAGCAAGTTGCTTGTTTTCTCTCTGTAGGACAACAATCACAGATGGTGCCTACTGTGCCTACGAAAAAGGGTGAAACAACTTATTACCAAAAGGTACTTGACTAATCCTTATAGATGTGGTATAAATATAATACAATTTGATGATACGATTTAAATGCTGTACTGGACGGGAGTGCAATTCTCCCCACCTCCACCAAATCCCATATACTCATATGGGGGTGAATTAGGATCGACAGGCAGAGATAGATGAGTGGAGAATTGTCGGATGACTGCGTTATTGGTCAATTTAGTAAATGCAAATGATAATATTGCATATGATGATTTCGCACTAGCTGCGTAATTAATCGGGGTTAGGTGGGTTCCTTGCAACAGAATACCCACCACTTTATTCAAAGGGGTATTGACATATAGATAAGACTATGTTATACTCTATAAATAATAAGAATTCAAGTGAAATCTTGATGAGTTTGGAAGTTCTCTAAAAACTACCATTTAAAAGTTGGAATGAGTTCAACTTATTTTGTAATGTTAAGGAAAACATTTAAATGACTACTAATACTACCCAGGCCGCTAAGGTCGAAAACGCACTTGTTAATGGTGCAGAACTAACCGCTAAACAGATTACATCACGTTATGGTGTTAAGAATGTTCGTTCGGTTATCAGTAAACTTCGTTCTGAAGGTCTTTCGATCTATCTGAACAAGCGTGTATCATCTTTTGATGGTATGTCATATATGAAGTATATGATTGGTACACCTACACGAGCAGTTGTTGCTGCTGGTTATGCGGCACTACGTTCAGCGTAATGTCTTTCGGGTGATGTCGTAATACATCCGTGTGGGGTCTATGGTTAACCCCACACTTTATTTTAACATATGGAATACATTAAATGAAAACTACTAAAACTTTTTCGCTAGAGATTGAAAATATTGCTAAAGAAAAAAGAATCTCTCATATGGAAGCCGTTCTTTGGTTTTGTAATAAACAAGGTATAGAACCAGATACAGTTGGTTCACTAATTTCTAAAAGTCTCAAAGAAAAGATTGAGGCAAACGCAAGAGATTTAAATTTTCTTCCCAGACAAGCACAACTACCAGTTTAGGAGCTATTATGTTTTTTCTACTTATTTTCCCACTATTATTTGGTATCGTTAATGCCGATGCATTGGATTTATTTCAAAAAGAAATGGATGCCGGTGCAACATGGCATAAGGTTGACGCTCAACCCATAGACCCAAATGCAAAATCTATTCCATTACAGACTTGTGATGACAACGGTGTTTGTGAAGAACCTTATGTTATCTATAAGTTAAAGTACCCGACTTTACCAGGCGATACTCCTGTGACCACTCAAGAGCTCATTCAGACTGATGAGAAATAGTCTGCTTCAGGCAGTCATTGTACTAGTCCCGACATATATCACCGCATATCTTACTGATAAGATGGTATATGTTATTCCCATGTTGGCTGCATGTTCTTTTATTGCAGCCAGTTTATCCCCCTCTAGATTAGATCGTAGAGTTGAAGAAGATGGATACAAAGAAGATGGAACCAATTGACGTTTATATAATGTATTGTGCTATGAAGGCACATTTTAGTAATACAAACTATGACTTTAATAAGTATGGTGGTAAGACTAAGGTTTCTAGAGATTCTTTCTTCAAACGTAAGGACAGACACTTCTTTGTCAAACTCTCAACAAAATATAAAACTGAAATTGAAATCAGAAACTATTATATCTCCAATTTTATAAAAGATAAAAAAGGTTACATTGCTAATTTTAGTGATTGGAACTATAAGACTTGGTTAAGTAGAAGAGAAGGTTTTTTTGAACAATTTTTAATCGAGCTTCGTCCATTCATAAAAGAATTTGAACCTCTATTTTTAGTTAAGAATTACAATCATCCAAAACTACTAAAAGAGTTTTTAGGTAGCAGAGTATCATTAGAAACTATGATAATATTGGATGAGCTAGTTGAATACGGTAATAAGTGGGATAAACAATTAAAGGACGATATTATATGGATTGATTTAAAAAAGTTGATGAAAAATTACAAAGGGTTATTGACAATTAACAAGAACAGGTATAGAATAAAACTACTA